AGCAAGCTGCAACAGATGGCGGGCGGCTGGGTCTACGACACGGTGACGGAGGCAATGGACACGGCGGGGGTCTTCAAGTCCTACAAGTTCGCGCACTGGTTCTCCAGCCACCGCTTCGACATGCTGGACGAGGTGTTGGAGGGCAACCAGCAGGACAACACGCTGATCGTCTACAACTTCGTCGAGGAACTGGCGCAGTTGAAGACCCGCTACCCGCACCTGTGGACGCTGGACGACGGCGCCGATGTGGTCGAGCGCTGGAACAAGGGGCAGATCCGGTTGTTGGCGGTCCACCCCAAGTCCGCCGGCCACGGGCTGAACCTTCAGTACGGCGGCAACAAGATGGTGTTCCTGTCGCTGCCGTGGTCGTTGGAACTGTACGAACAAACGGTCGGCCGCATCCATCGCGGCGGGCAGGACAAGGACGTGTGGGTCTACGTGATGCTGACCAACAAGACGATAGACGAGCGCATCTGGGCCGCTCTGGCGGACAAGCGCGCGATTTCCGACATAGCTTTAGAGGAGTTAAAGGGGTGAACTGGTTTACGTTGAATGCCGTGCTGCCCAAGCGCAATGAACAGCAGGTGCTGGCAATGCTGGATGAAGAGGTGGCGGTCCACAAGCGCCCGACCTTTGTGGTCCGCATTCACCAGCGTTACACCATGCTGCGGGCGCAGCGTGAGCGCCAAGAACTGTTGGAGAAGGTGAAGACATGAGACGGTTCTTTCTGTTGCTGTTTGCAGGCATGCTGGGCCTGTGCGCGGGCAGCCTGTTCGCCGTGTGGTGGGCGTGGTGAGCCGCGACCTAGACCGCGCCGCCCGCGCGGCGGTCGAACGCCACAAGCGCCTGCTCCACCACAAAACCCTCGAACTGGTGCTGGGGGCGATGGTGGCGCAGGACGGGATCGACAAGACCCGCCGCATTCTGGAGTGGTACTTGAGCCAATTGGAGGACTACTGATGGACCGCGCCGCGCTGGTTAAGGCGGCCATCCAGCACGTCAAGGACGTGGGGCCTAACTCTTACGAAGAGTGGGTCGGGCTGATCATCGACTTCACTTGCAGCGCTTGCGGAACGGATCCCACTCGCCACCCCGGCGAACGCAGTCCTGATACGCCTTCTCCTGTTCCGCTGTCATGCGTTTGGCCAGATGAGGAAGAAGGCTGTTGAACACGGCAATGCCCAGACCGACCCAGAAGGTCGGCCGCCGCGCCACAAGATAGCCGCCAGCGCCGATCCCCAGAAGCAGGACGGCGACGGCAACGATCTCCAGCCAGGTCATGCCTTGGGCTGGTTCGGGACCATGTAGGTGACGACGGCGGTCAGGACCGCGCCGAGGACAACCGACACGCTGTCGATCAGGTTGGGGCTGGCCCAGCCGGTCGAGACGCCGAAAAGGCTAATCAGGGCGATCAGCGAGGTGAGGAAAGCAGCTACGGCCTTATGTGCAGTCATGTTATACACTCCGGGTTAAAAAGAGTTTCTTCTCGTCTTCACGTCGCGCCGTCAAGCCCTTCAGCACCTTGCCGCCCGCCTTGTTCCACAGCAGGAAGGCGTCGGCAGCCTCGCGCGGTTTGCCAGCGTTCAGCAGGCGGACGACGGAGGACTGGGCGAAATTGCCGGGGCCGATATTGAAGCACAAGCTGGTCATCGCCGCAAACTGGTTAGATGTCGGGGCTATCGAAATGGCCTTGGTGACGGCGCGTTCGTACTGTCTCAGGTCGCGCTTCAGGATGTCTTCGGCTTCCTCATCCGTGATCTTCATGCCCGCCTTTGGCGCCGGTGGGCCTGCCTCGGCGGTGTGGCCGTAGCCGATGGTCCAGATGCCGACGGCGTCCTTGTAGGCGGTCAGGCGCAAGCCCTCCCAACGCTTGATCAGGTCCAGACCGGCGGCGTTGATCTTCATTGCGACCTGTTGGCGATGTGGTTGATGCGCTCAAACATCGTGTTGAGCGTGCGGTCCACCTGGGCGAAGCCCTCGCGGATGTCCGTCTTCACCTCACGCATGGCGATGTTGAAGTCGTCCTTCTGGACGTAGTGGGTGGGGAACTTGCGCACGTCGTCGTCAAGCCGATCCAAGGAAGAGTAAACGCGGTTCAAGACGTACCCTCCGAAAATGCCTGCAAGACCGTAGGCGATGTTGAAAAGCACCTGGTAATCCACGTCACTACCTCGCAGGATAATCGTATGTACGGCCATACGCATCGGTCAAGAAAGCGTTTGGATTGTCTTCGCGGGCCTGAGCCATCGTGTTGGCTACAGTACCCGTTGCGGTCAAACCGGGCTTGGACGGACGCGGCAGTTCTCTTACGCCAGCTTTAACAGCGCTTGCGACTTTAGCGGCTTTCTTGACCGGCGCAGGCGCCGCAGGCATACCCGGCATCTGACGAACGGGCGCGGGCTTTAGCTTCTGCTGCATTGTACGCAGAGCTTTGGCGGCCAACTTGGGGTCAAGAGCCTCTAGTGTCAGTTCAGCAATAGCTTTATCGCCTATCTTAGCGCCTACGGCGCGTTTGACAGTGTTAAACAAGGTCCAAAATGTGTTAAGAAAATTTGGCCCTTTATTGACGTCGTATATTTCGCTGACAGTGCTTTGCGCTTTTGTGCGCCCAAACTTTTCTAAATCCTCAGTAAGATTTTTATTAATTCGTTCAGCGTCGATTGCTTTAACAGCTTTTATATCGGCGTCGCTAAAACCAGCTTTTTTGAAATTCATATTGGACGGCCAATTCAGCGCCTTTGTAACCGTCGCAGGTTCGTCTTCTAGCGCACGCGCAAAAGCATCAAAATCTAATCCGCTTTCGCCGCGCTTGGTTGTGGGCGACAACGCACTAAATATCTCTTCGCCAACAAGACGGCGATTAACAGGCCGGCTGTACATTTTAAACAAATCGCGGGCAGCCTTACGGTCAGACGACCGCGTTTCGTACCAGTTTTCTAAATCGTCAATCGTATTTTGAAGAATGCGGTTAGCATTCCGCGCTTCCGATGAAGTAGGATTTGTGTCGTAACTGTCCTTTAGTTTTTGAATTATATCAGAAAAATATTGCCCGCTGTATTGTGCCGTCTCACCAGGGACGCGAGTGTAGCCGTAAATTGGGCGACCGTTCTCTTCTCTAAGAAGGCCCCACTTATCTGCCGGCGCCCGCGTCTCGCCCATTTTAACCGTGCGTTGCTCGCTGCGAGCGTCTTTAGCTGCCTCTCGCGCCGCCGCCGCAATTTCAGGGCGGCCTAACAATTCGCTCAGTTGCGCATCTTCTGGAATAAACGCGGCGTCTGCTGCCTTATAGAAAGGATCGGCCATTGCGCTACGTTGTTTAATAGCGGCTTCACGCTGTGCAGGCGTACCTTTAATGTTAGCAATCGGCGTTTCGATAGCCCGCTTGGTTTTTGCCGCTTGTTTAGCCGCTTCTGTACCGCCCCGTTGAGCCAAGCGCTGTTGCAGCGCGACATACTCTGCCGCGCCTGTGGTCGCAGCGGCTTCGGCTGCCGTGCGCGGAAACACACTTGGTTGCTCCAGCGCAGAAATAAGCGCGTTTACGTTCTGGCCTTCGGTGATGTCTGCCAATGCCCGCGCCTTGGGCCCGGCCAACACGCGACGGCCCGTCGTCTCAACTTGCTGCACGACTTTAGGCAAGAAATTCGTAGCGGTCTGCACCGCAGCCCCGGCCTGTGCGGGCACCATACGGTTGATCTGCTGGCCCGCAGCGCTCACACCTTTGCTTGCCAGCGTAATCGGGTCAATAGCGTTTGCCACCGCGCCGACTTTTCCGCCGACACTTGTCAAACCAGCGGTGCGGGCGGCGCCACCGACACCCGTTACGACGGTGGCGAGATCACCCAGAAAACCTACCGGGTCTTCGCGCAACGTGCGGCGGATCTTTTCGGCGCTGCCCCAACGGTCTGCGATGACGCCGCCAAACGCCGCCGCTTTTTCCGACGCCGCTGCGGCGGCTGCCGGGTCGCTCAAGCTATCAAGAAAGTCAACGCTGCCCTGCGGCAGCGCTCCGTTGCGTTCCGCCACTATAGCAGCGTTGCGAATGCCGCCCGTACCGATGTCGGCCATTGACGAGATGGTTTCAACCGGATTGGTAACGGCTTCGTAAATGCCGCCTGCAAGCCGCGCCGCGCTGCCAGGGATGTTAGTTACCGTAGAAGGTATGTCGGTAATAACGCCCATAGCCGTTTCGGCGTATGATGGCTCAACAATTGGTTTAGCAGACGATAGATCAAAACCGCGCTGGATGGGCTTCGCGCTTTTAAGATCAAAAGCCATTACTTAGCCTCAATAAACTTATTGCGTTGAGGATTAACCCACGCGCGGTTGCCTTGTGCGTCTTCTTCTAGTGACCAATCAACGCCGACGCCAGCGGGACGATCAGCACTAGGCGACGTCTCTGCCGGGCCTTGGCCTTCAAGCGGGTCATAAAACTGCGTATCTCCCCATTCCTTTTCGTATGCATCGCGTACTTGCGCGTCGAGCGCGGTAAGATCGTTGGTTATGATCTCCAATTGGTCATCCAATTGGGCGGAACTCATACTTTCAAGGTCAAGATTGGCAATTGCGTCGGATACAGTTTTCCATTCTTGCACAGCCATATTGCCAAGTTTGCCTTGGAGTGACGCTGCTGCGCGGCCCAATGTAGCGACGGCGCCCTTGAGGTTTTTATACTTGGTCTGAAAGTCATACGCGCCGGTAAAACTAGACAGCGGAGTGTTAGGGACGTTGGACATAATAGCGCCCGTACCCATAGCTTTTTGATACCCAGTGGTATCTTTGAGCGCTTTAACCGTACCGCGCACTTTTTCCAATTCACGAACCGCGTTCTTGGCCGCGCCGTAATCTTTAGCCTGTACAGACTTTTGCTTGTTGTATGTCTGTGATCCAGGGACAGCTTCAACGCGCTGCTTTTCTGGGTTCCACCGTTCACCTTTTTGCAACTGCACAGGCGGCGCTTCGCCGGAAGCAACGGCAGCTTTTTGAGCGGCTTCGGCGGCCGCCGCTTGTTCCTTAAGCACGGTTTCCCGCTCGCGGAAACCAAGTTGCGCTTCCTCATACGCCGACATAGGCTTGGGTTGACCGGCGGTGGCAAGTTCCTGCTCAAATTTCTTTTCCGCCAGATCTTGCTGCCGAGACTGAACGCCAAATGTCTGTCCGCGCTGAATAGCGGCCAAGGCTTCTTGTCCCATGGGGCTGGCCGACAGAGAACCAATCAACGCCGCCTGAACTTCCTGCGGAGACTTGCCCGTAAGCGCGTCTACATAAGGAGCCAAACTATCTTGCATCTCCGGCGGCACAAGGTTAAGCGCGCCGGCCATGTCACCCGTCTGGATGCCGTAGGTGTATGCCGGCAGAAGAGCCTTGAGCGTTGCGGCCTCCTGCGCCTTCTGCTGTTCGGCCTGCTGCGCTGCCGCGCGGTCCTCCAGCGCCAGCGCGTCAGCCTGCCGCTGCCGTTCCATGGCGTTGATGTTCGCCATGCCCTGCATACGCTGGGTCATCAGCGCGTTCACGTCGATGCCAGGGGTGGGGTTGTACGAGGAGATGATGCTAGGATCGAGTGGCATGGTTCACCTCAATAGACGCCGCCGACGTTTGTCGGGTTGTAGACCGCCGAAGGCGCGCTTGGCGTGATGGAACTCAGATAGTTCATGTACGGCTCGTTGGCGGCGTAGCTCAGCGCGCCCTGCGCCAGCGTGTTCAACGCACCGCCGTAAGCGTTGGCCGATCCAATCGCCGATTGGGCGTTGATGTTGCCGCGCGCGGTGGCAAGCTCCGCCAGATTGCTCCCGGCCGTGCCGATGTTGGCAGCCTGCCCCGCCGCAGCGGCCTGACCCACGCCGGTCAAGTAACGGTATGGCTCCATCGACGCCTCGCGCTGCGCCAGATACCGCTGGAAAGCATTCTGGTACTCGTCGCTGGCGAGGTTCTGGCCGTACTGCTGAATGCCCTTGAGCGTGCCTCCGGACTGAAGCAGCCCGCGCGCCGCTGCCGACCGCTCCAGCGCCTTCATGCCCTCGGCCATGCGGAAGTTGTAACCCGGATCAGTTTGGAACTGCTCCATGCCAAACGGTTGGTACGGAGCCAGTGTCTGATACTGCACCAGCGCGTTCTTGCCCGCCTCGACGTAAGGCTTGGCAACCTCCAACTGCTGGGTTAGCATCTTCTGTTGGATCTGCGCCGCCTTCTTGGCAGCCTTCTTCTGCGACTTGGCCGCGTCCTTGGATGCGTTGGAGCCGATGATGGAGGAACCGATGGCTCCCACGGCACCGATGCCTGCGGCGATAGCTGAAACGGGTTCTGGCATCAGGAAAACTCCTTCAAATATTCGTGAAGCGTCTCGCCATAGAGGTGCATCACCGCCTTGGCCTGAGACATAGCACTTGCGTGGCCTTTCGTCAAAAGGACAACCAGCAGAATGAGGTCGTAGAACCCTGCCCGCCAGACGAAGGACCGGGCGTCGGCCTGACCGGCGCGCTCGGCGTCGTCCGACGCCTGCCACTTCAAGATGGACAGCGCCAGCCCGGACTGGAGGGCGGCGGCATTGGCGAGATAGAACGGGTTGCCCGGCATGGTGACGAGCGATGCCCAGATGGCACCGTTGAGGTCCTCGCGGCTGACCGGGTCGCCATCCGCCATGTCGTCCAGCATCTGGATCATGCGCCAGACGTCCAGCAGCCAAGCCGCCGCCTCCGGCGGCAGGTCCAGGTTCTGGAAGTGGACGGCGAGGGATTGGCCAGCTTCGTCCATTACGTTACCACACGCCCCGAGACGCGGATGTTGATGGCCGACGCGGTCCCGGCCAGCGTCGAGATGAGCCCGCCAGGGTTCAGGACGTGGCCGACCAGTTC